CTAACGACCCACCCCACAGTGACACGGGACCTTTGCGTGACTTGTAAACATACTGAGACTTGGATTCTGACGTATCCAGCTTGAGGTCAGGGTATCGGATAGAAAGACCATTAGGCAGACCTATGCCATCTTTCGTAACCTTGAGGCACTTGTGCTTGCCGTAGTAATAGGGCTTGAGTTTGTCATCCCAGTTGGCTAGGTCAGCAATCGCCTTGTCGCCATCACGCCATAACTTAATCACCTTGTCGTTGGCGTCGCGGTATGTATCAACATAGTTTTTAGCCTCGTCTTCCGTAACGACTGCGCCAGGTGGTTGCGTCTTGAGCGTGTGCTGTAACTTTAATGCCCCAGTCCCGTAGCCTAGACCCAAGATGCAGGTCTTACCCACGAAGCGTTCCACTGGGTCAGCCTTGCTTATTGGGCGTTCGTATATCTTGGTTGCAAACAGGGAGTAGACATCCTCTCCGTTGCGGAACTGCTCAACCACATCATCCTGTCCTGCCAGCCAGACGAGGACACGCGCCTCAATCTGAGAAGAGTCACAGTTGATAACGATATGGTCGTCAGGCGCTACGACTGCATTCTTGAGGGCTTTCTTTTTCTTATCTCTACTTGGTAGATTTTGGAAGTTAACCTTATCACTTCCTGCCCAGCGACCAGTATGCGCTCCGTAGTATTTGAGTGGGATTGGTAGGCGTCCCTTGTTGCGTTTGCCAACGTCAATGAATCTTTCAATCCTTGATTCTTCGATGGTAGATTTTGTGCCGAGTCGCACCGCGCATAGCTGTTGGATAAATGGGTCATCATGTTCTGTGAGTTTTAAGAAGCCTTCGTCGTTCTTTGCCAACGCATAGGTCTGCTTACCTGTTGTCTTGCTTTCTTTCATGGGGACTTCAACCCCGCGCTCGACTAACACTTCAGCAAACTGTTTATTACTGGCTAGTCGTTTACGCACCGCCTCTGCGGTCTCACATTTTAACCTCTCCATCAAGCCTTCAAGCAGTTGCTCTTTCTCGTCTTTCAGTTCGTCGTAGCGCTCTTGCAGTAGAGCATCATCAACAAAGAACACAGGATGCGTGAACATTCGCAGAGTCATGTCGATTAGCTTCATCTCGTTCTCAGGAAACGCGCTCGACAATATCTTGAATAGCTTGAGGGTTAGGTCAACGTCGTTCTTGCAATACTCTCCGTATCGCTCGAGTTCTTCTTTGGTGAAGCTAAGTCGTGCCTTGCCTTCAGCGGCAATCACTTCCTCGCCCTTGATGCCAATCTCGTAGCGTTCAGCCAACGCCTTGAGTGAGCCACCTGCCTCAACGCCATGAATCGCTCTCGCCATACATAGAGTGTCGAACATGAACGCGGGCGTGATGCCGTAGATCCAACTAAGAATTGCTCCATCGAAGAGGGTGTTGTGGCACAGAAGCGCGCTGCTGCCCCAGTCAAACGACGCTAAGAATTCTTTTAGCTTATCCTTACCGCCCGATACCCAGACAGTCGGTTGCTCGTCTACCTTCACGCCCACACCGATAACTTCAAAACGCTTGTCGCGTATGTATTCCTCAGTGGTCTGATGCTTGAAGCCTAGCTTGATCTTGCTATCGTAGTAGGTCTCAAAGTCAATCGTTATCAGTGACATTTGGTTTCTCTAAAAGTTTTTTGTAGTACGACGCAGGGAATGGCGCTTTCTTCTCTAAGAGTGTTCGCAACCATTCTGCACCGCCAAGCTGGTTGAGGATTAACCACTGCTTGTCAGTCATGCGCACTTGTCTCCCTACGAGGGGCGCGGGGGGCTTTGGTCTCGGCATTTTTATCTCTTTAATAACTGGTTTCAAAATAGCATCCCACTGAGTCATGGGTCGCTATCTAACAAAAAGTACAGATACAAAAAAAGGCATGGCGAACCATGCCCTCGGGGTTTACTTCAGCGTGTTGATCTCACGAGTCAGATACCACTGAGCCTTGCGCAAGTCTTCTAACTGATTGCCCTTGTGACCTGACCTAGTAATGTATTTCACGACGTTACCCAAGTTGTATCCAAGCTTCTTCGCTTCAATAAAATCGATTGTCTCGATACCACCTGAGGTGTAGTGCGCAGGGTGATTCACTGAGTCATGTTGGGTAATAGCTTGATTCACGTCAGCTACAATCTCCTTCGCTTCTGCCTCAGTCATACCCTTGGGTAAATTAGCTATTGGGTTTGCAATAGCGCGACGCTTTGCCATGTCTCTTAGTCTGATCATGCGCTCTTCAATGGACTCGCCATATTGTTTCTGATATGACGCCCTTGCCTTGCTCATCAATACATAGGTGTACGACTTGGTAGCACCAATAGCCTTCATTACGTCTGCGGTTTTCATGCGTGGGTTGCGCTCTAATAGTGTGCGAACCTGTTCTACTTTATTGCGTTTCATTTGCCTTCTCCTTTTTGGTTTGGCGTTTAATTGATACGATACCAACACTATGTCGGTCTCGTGCTTCCTGCATAGCATCTGCGATTTCATACGCAGTCTGAGTTATTTGGTCTGACAATCCTCCTCTCATGATTAAACCAACTAACGCAAAGCCAGCGTGTAGGTCACGCAGATTGCTACGATCTTCTTCATTCATAACTGCTCCAATAGACGCGTTAACGCATCAATGTTCGTCTCGTCAATAACGAGAGTCAGACCGCCTTGTGATCGGATGGCTGACATGTGTTTCTCTTGTAGGGCAGTTGGCTTGTTGCCGTTCGCTTTCGCTTCCACCCCGATAAACCTCCCTCTGTAACAGATCACAAAGTCAGGGACACCTGACGCACCATAACCAGTACCGATCGGCATGGTGTAGTAAGCCCCCTTTGCATTAAGAATATCTTTGATCTTCTTCTTAACTGTACCCTCAGGCGTCATTTTGTATCCCACTCTTCAGTGACTCTAAAGTTAATCGATCTACCACTAGGCAGTAGTAGGTTTCGCTTGCCCTCCACCCAACCTCATCGAGTTCGGGGGCGTGTGTGTTTGTGTAGAGTGTCAGTCTAAGTATTTTTGAATCAGGCAAGAACTTTTCTCCATTAGCATTAATCATTGCAAACTTAGACTTCAACACATCAGGCAAAGTGTCATTGGTGTATAGGCGGTGAAACCCATCAGCCACATACACAATGTACTGATCGTCCACCTTGCGAACAGGGACACGAACTAACTCCCAATTCTTGGGGTGAACCACAGGACTCATTTCCCCTATCAAGTGGGGCATGGGGTAGCCATCCATGCTTGCTCGTAGTTCGTAGGCGAATTACTGTAAAAGAAAGCCGCATCAAGACCTTCGTCATACTTGTCCATAATCGGAAAGTTCAACACGCCAAGCCTACGAACTTCTTTGTTCTCGTAAGAGACTTTCATCATTGTCATCAATGGGACTAGCTCGGGGTACTCCTCAATCGTCTTGACTCGTTTGAAGTCTTCAATGATCTCGTACTCAATCTTGGTCGTATCACTGTGCAGTATGGTCATCTTGAATTTGCCTATGAGTAAGTGCTTGTAGTCGTCTATACCAATGAGATAGAAAGGATTCTTGAAGAACCGCTTGGATTCTTCTCTCTTTATATCTCGTATCCTATCAGCTTCTTTGTAAATGTCAAGTGTATTTTTACATTTATTTAGGTCTAATTGTACAGAAAGACTATTAGTACTTTCCCCTAGTAAGGTAGCTAACATTGCATGAATTTCATCAGGCGTAAAAGAGTTTTGCTTATCGCTTTCGCCCATCGCTTTGCGTAGAGCATGAGCGCCCAGCCTTACTTGTTTGACTTTGTTATCCATAATTATTTTCTTATCACGCACAACGTCCTGGCGTTTTAGTACCGCCATCAATGATGAAAGTTTTGTACTACGGATAGTCTCTCTATCATTCTGATCTGACCCACGAGACTTGGCGTAGTGAGGTGTACGGAAACAAAACTCTAGTTGATCGTTCTTAGCCCCACCTACCTTTGTTGTCCACACCTTACAAACAGCCAGCCCATTGGGGTAGCACATCATGTAAGAATCTTTATCTGTTTGTGGGTAGCCCACATTTATTACTTTCCCCATGACTTTCAAGTTGTACTTGAATTGCAACTCACGCACCAGTGGGAGTACATCTGAGGCAAGCAACTCATTCAACTCATCCTCAGAACCAAATCCATCAAGATAATATCTACTCATCATTTCTCTCTCCTAAAAAAGTTATTGCTCGTGTCGAGGCGCTGATTGAATATCCCAACGCTTCGATCTTTTTGATTGCATGTAGCGTGAGAGTCTTAGTCCCTGCTATGTCTGCAAACAGTTGCGACTTCTCGCATAGGGGGTAGTACTTCAATGTCCCATACACATCCTTTACCTCCACTTTAATAACATTAGTCATACTGTTTCACCTCCACTCCATCAACCATGACTGTGTAGCCCCACTCGCTAGGCGGATACATCTCTCCATCAACATACTCAACCTTCTTAAACACTTTCTCGTTTGCTTTGTATACCTCCTTGTTTAGTCTGCGTTTGAGATTCAAGAACATCGTGTGCGGTGTGTCCTCGTGTGCGCTATACCTAGAAAAGTTTGTGTCTGAAAACCTACGCAAGTTCCAACGCATGTTGCCAATGTCCCACGCAAAGATGTAGAGCATTGCCGAATCAAGCGGTGCAGTATCAATCAATTTATCTGCTATCGATGTGTACACCTTATGGTCTAGGTAAAAGTCATTGTCAGGTACATGCTCACTCACCACCTCAAGCATCGTCTTGACAAACACCTCGTAGTCCATCGCCTTGGTCATGACCTCAGTCGTCATGTAGAAACCTTCGTAACCAGCCAGTAAGTCTTTGCCCACCTTGCGATCGACCTTCCTACCAACGACTGTGATTGGCTTGGTTGGTTGTATAGTTTCACAGTCGATGCGCATACCCTGATAGATAGGTATGATGCGTATACCCCCATTGGTTTTGCTCGACCATATCATCCCACCCCTGCGTGACTCAGTAGAGAACCAACCATACGACCAACTTGACATGATGCCTCGATCACCCTGTCCGTAGCTTTCGCCAGTAAACTCAAACGTATTGTCAGGTCGCACAACGCCAAGAATGTTTGGAGACACTTCGTAGCGGTAGTATTCCCACTTTTTAGTATTGTGATCTTGATACTTGTTAAGTCGTGGCATACCTTGCTTGGCGCACTCGTCATGCTCTGCCTCCGTCAGAGTAATGTGTTTCCAGTTCTGACCATGCACAATATCAAACACGCGCTGTCCGTCATCGTCTCGCACAAAAAAGTATTTGTGATTGTGTCTGCGATCACCAATAGGAAATCTGTTTAGTGACCCACGGTAGGGTGAGACGCTATTTGAGATGCCATCGAGTCTCTTGTAGTTCAGTCCTTGCATTTGTTTTCTCCTTGTAGTTCATCAATTTTTACTAACACTTCTCGCCACAAATCGGGTTGCAGATTGCCAACACTCGTCAGTTGTTCCAGCGCATAAAGATGCGGTGCGCTAGGAAAGTTTGATATGACACTCTTGGCAATTTCTTTAACGTACCGCCTCTCGTTCATAGTCTGTCCTTTCGTCTTAGCTACCGCATATGCCGTTTTGGTAATGCTCAACCACCATGTATCAATCGTCACCGAACATCACCTTCTTACCCACAGGCGGTTCAAAGTCGCGGCGTTGCGTAACCATCCACAGGGTTGGGTCAGTAATCTTCCAGTTGATGTCGTTCTCTACGTAACCATCGGTAAACACAATACAGCATTCGGCTTTTATCTTGTTCTTAACTATGTAGTCACTGACACATGAGACGTGAGTCCCACCACCGCCCATGGGCTTGAGCAACTTGGCAATGTCGGTGTAGTTGTCCCGAAAGATTTGTTCACCATGAACCTCGGTATCCCACCAAAGAACACGCACCGCTTCGGGCTGACAGAGCTCGCAAATAGATACCAGTTCGGTAGCGAACTCGGTTATCTCTGCACCACCTATCGAGCCTGATGTGTCAATGCCTACGACAATCTCGCCTACGCTTTCATTGATCACGCTTGGCAAGTAGATGTCATTAGCCATCTGACGCTTGTTCATGCGACGCCATGTAAGCTCATCATTACCCTTGGTAGAGGATGTACAGAACTCACGCAACGCTTCATGCCAATCAACCTTGGGTTCCAACAAGTCAGAGATAACTCTAGGAATCTTTGCACCCATACGACCTGCAAGCATCCCGCCTTCACGCAACGCTTTGTCGATCTCATCTAAGATCTCCTTGGCTTGCTCGGGCGATACATCTTGGCTAGTGAAGTCATGCTCGTCTGACTGAGAGATGTCATAGGTCTTGCCATTGACTGTTACTGTATCTCCATCCATGTCATTGTCGTCGTTAGATTGTGTCCCACCCGATGGTGGGGGATTACCTAGCCCCTTACCTTTACCACTACCGCCCTTGCCCTTGCCACCTTTGCAGTGCTTCTTGAGATAGTTGTACACCTCACGCATAGACCAATCGTGGAACATTGGGTCATACACCGCACCATCGGGCAACTCCACGAGTCGCTCGCTCGTACCCGCAACTGTCCCATCGACACAGGTAATGATGTCATTGACGACAAAGTCAGCGGCTAGGTTAGCAAGCTTGGAATTCTCCAAGAACATGACACGACCGAACACGACTTGCTTCAAGGCTACGTGAAGATTCTCATGGAGGATGAGACCACGCACCTTGGCTTCGCTAGTGATACTCTCCAAGAACTTACGACCATACTTCTTGTTCACACCATCGGTGTAGGCAGTAGATACATTCTCCTCAACAGCAGAGATACCCATCAGCATTACGCCTGAGTACAGGGCAGTCTGTGGGTGCTTCATAAGCGTGATGTGTCCACGCTTGATTCGGGTTTCTTGCTTGCTCATCATGGTCTCCAATAAAAAAGATCTAACATTAAAACAATCATTCCTAACAGGAACAATACTCTTGCTACCTTCTCTGATGTAGTGA